AATAATTTTTTTTCATTTTTCTCAATATCATTAGAATTATAATTATTCAAATCTTCTAATTCTTTTGAATTTAGAATCATTTCTTTAATAGTTTTATCCATAATTTTAGCAGAGAAGGATTTTTTATGTTTTCTATTTTTACATGAATAAGAGTAATAAGCATATTTAGTATTGTCTTTATAACTCCTATTCCTCTTTTGCTGATACATCTTATCTCCACATTCACAATAAATCATAGATGAAAACAGTAAATAAGGTTTATAATCTCCATAAACAACTCTTGATTTTATATTTTTTTCTCTAATAGACTGACAAAATTCAAATAATTCAAGAGGAACAATTGGTTCATGAAGTCCTTTATACCATTTTATGTCTTTTTTATTTACTTGAGTTCTATTTTTTTGATTTAATTCTTTTACATATTTTCTTAGAGGGACATAACCAATATAAATTTTATTATCAATAATATCAACTATATCCATTCTTGTTTTATTAAATATTCTAGCAGTTTCAGTTAAATTGAAATTTTTAGCATATGTTTCAAAAATACTAAGAATATAAGGAGCCTTTTCAGGATCAGGAATAATCATTTTATTTTCTCCTCTGATATAGCCTGTTGCTGGTCTACCATGAACAAAATATCCTGCTTTTGTTTTTTCTTCCAAGTTACTTTTTATTCTTAAAGACATCTGCTTTAAATCTTCAGTACCCCAAGCTAAGAATATAGAAAGTGTCATAAAATCTTTTAAATATGGCTGTGAGATACTATCAAAAGTAATTTTATATAATTCTAACTCCTCAAAAAATTTCATTCCTGTTGAAATTTTTCTTGCTATTCTTGAAATTTCCCAAAAAACTATTTTAGTATATATTTTTTTACTAATAGCTCCAAAAAGTTCATTAAACTCTTTTCTGTCATCTATTCTTCCACTTTCAATATCTTGGTAAACTTTTAAGACTTCATAACCTTTTTCTTTGCAGTAGTCTAAACATTTTTTTAATTGAAGATTAAGGGAGCTATCACTCCCTTTGTCCCTAGTTTGTTCTTTTTTTGATACTCTAATATAAATTGCAACTTTTTCCATTTATGAAGCCTTTTTCTTTAAAATTAATTTATTGTAAAGTTCTTCAATTTGCTCTACTACTGCTCTTTTTATTATATTTATTTCTTCATTTTTTACTGGTTTATTAGTTTCCATAATCTACTCCCTTTAATATAAGACTGTGGAGCTTTTTTATTCCAAAATCTTTTTATCTTAGTTCAATTCTATTTAATTTTCTATACAAATTTTACAATCTGTTTCTGGACAATATATTTCTCCATTATTCCATTTTTTATTTGAAGCAAATTGATGTCCACAATTACATTGATATAAATATCTGTTACCTTTCATTCTATTTTTACCATTTCTTTTTTTAGATTTTGCTTTTAATCTTTTGTAGCCTTTATTAAATTTAAAATAAATATCATTCCCAAAATATTGGTGTCTACCTAAACCTGTATAAAACATTTTCCAAGTTATTTTACAAGCCTTTCTATTATTGCTTTTTGAATATTTTTTTGCTAGTTTAATAATTTCTTTACTTATTTTTTTAACCATTCAAATTCACCCATTCTTTTTGCTCTTTCTTTGTTTTTAAAAATTTTATTTCAGCCCACATTACTTCTGACAACCATTCTCCTAAAAGTTCATTTAATTTATCATCACTATTTACTATTTCTTTTGCTTCTTTTTCTGCATAATCCCAATCATCAACTAAATCTATAACTTTTGCATTAGTACTATGACTATTACTTAATAAAAATCCAACTCTATATTTACTCACTTATTCCTCCTGACATTCTATAATTCCAGTACCTTAAATAGCCAAGTCTATAAATTTTTGATAGAACTATATCATTCACAGGCTTAGCTTCTTTGTTTATTTTAGGTTTTCTATAACATTCGATCGTTCTATATGGAATACTACATTTCTTTTCTACTGCTATTAAAATTCCACATTCTTTTGGAATTAATTCTAATGCTTTCTCTTTCATTTCTTCTGGAAAAGCATAGTAGAAATTTTTTATATTTCCATCTTTATGTTGATGTTTTTTCTTAAAATCTGCCTTTAAATCAGATAAAGATATTTTTATTTCCACTTCAGTTAAATAGCATTTTTTAGTAACAATCAGCATATCACATTCGTGATTTACTATGTTTCTCCAAGTTGCTGGTTCTACTTCTGTATCAAGCCAGGCATTATTTTTAGTTACTCTTGGAACAATTGCTAAACTTCCACTTTGAAAATAGGTATAAATTAATGATTCCATTTTATGTGTGGTCATCCAATTACCTCCAGTATTTACAAGAAAAATCTTCTTGTTGCTCATAAGCAAGCTCTATAGTTGTAGCTTCTGATTTTTCAATAACAAAATTATTTATTTCATCTGAAAGTTCATCTGCTAAATCATATAAATCATTAGGATCTAAGAACCTTCTGAAATGATTATCAAAAAATTTTGTAACAATATCCAAAGTTCCCCAACCAGAAGAGGGAACATCTGGATAAAGTTTTTCATTCAAAATAGTACATTTTCCTTTGTTATAGTTAGAACACCATTTACAAACTTTTTCCATTTAATTCACCTAGTATCCTAGTTGTTCATGTAAGTCTGGATTTTCAAAAATGTTGCCAACAATTTCAAAGTCTCCTTCTCTGTCTGAAAGGTGTTCTGTAATATTTTCATAAGAAACACGATAAGTTCCATCTTCATCATCATAGGAAATTAATCCATAAATATCATCTACACCATCATTGAATTTAATTACATCTGCTTCATAAAGCTCTTGACCACCATTGTCTTTTAATCCTGTAAATTGTAAAAGTTCTATATCTTTAAATTCAGCAACCTTATAATCTGAATTAAATAAATTATCATCTTCTGTGTATCTTATATATTCATAATTAAAATCTATTCCAATAATAGATACCATTTTCTTTTCTTTCTTCAACCAAGCTTTTATTTTTAATTCTTTCATTTTATCCCCCTAAGCAGTTTTAATTTTCATAATTTCTCTATCAACCATATCTAAATATTTTTCAGATGATTTTATTAGTTCTTGAACTTCTTCTTTGATATTAAGTTCATTGACTAATTTTTTAACTCTATCTAATTTAAAATTTTTAATGAGCTTATTCCAGGAATGAATAGTATCCGTAAATCCAGCTGGAAGCCTTTGCAATTTATCTTCAAAGGTCATTGGTGCTTTTTCCCAAATAGAATTTGCACAGTCTTTAACATGTGCTTTCATTACTTGTCTAGTGTAGAAATTATCTTCATATTCTATGTCTTGTTCTTTGACATCGTCATAGCATTTGTCATAAATTTCAGATGTTAGGTTTTTACATCTACCTAGCAATATCTTGTAATAAGTATTCAAATAACCATCTTCTTCATTTTTCCAAACTTTTTGATGATTACTAATTATAATTTCTAGTGAAAGTAAAAGAGTCTTTAAACTAAGAGCATCAAGCTCACTTTCAGTAGGTTTTTCTATAAATTTAATTTCTTTCTTTTCATTTATCTTTATTTGTCTTTTCACAGTCTTTTGAGCTTTTCTCATTTTTAACACTCCTTTCTGCTAGAAGAGTAGCCAAAGCTATTTTTAATATGTCCATAAAATCACATCCAATATTCCAGTATAAGAAATGGAAAATTAAGTTTATATTTTAAGTTTTTCCAAAAACTTGCTTTTTTACTTTTATTTATAGTGAAACCATTAATTTTTTTACCTTTATTTGCAATAACTACAGCTTTGCTATAATCATTTGTAAGGTATTCACCATTTACAAGCCATAAATTTTCTCCAATTTTTCTTATTTCTAGCATCATGTCCTCCTGTTTTCTTGACACCACAAATAACTTACTGTAAAATAAAACTGTCTGAGGGCTTTATCAACACGAGCAAGTTACTTGCAGTGCAAAATTGATAAAGTTCTTTTTATTCTGTAAGTCTTTTAAAAACTTTTATAAAAATTTCAAGTTCTTCATTTTCTTTCTTCATTGCAATAATTCTTGCAATACCTAACATTGCAACAGCAGCATCGTCTTCTATTAAAGATTCATTGCTTTTTATAGTAGTTTCTGCTTTTTCAATTAAATCATCTTTATAAATCATATTTCCTCCACTAGTTGTTGTAATTTTTTTATATACTCTGTAAGTTCTTTTTTATATTCCTGCTTATCTTCATCTTTTAACTTCAATGATCTTTTTTTCATTTTTTCAATTTTATTAAAGTTAAAAAACTTTTGACCATCTGGAAGAAATTCCATTTTATTTTTTTCAATAGCAGGAAGTAATAGTTTTTTAATTTCTTTAACTTTATAGATGTCATTTTCTAAAATTCCTAACACTTCCTCATATTGAAGATCCTTATTGGTTAGAATTTTTATTGCTTGATCTGAATAAGAAAATATTTTATCTTTGTAATCTTGAAACTCTAAATATAAATTCCATCTTTTTAAGTAAACTGAAACAGAGTCTTTTGTAAGTCCCTTAGACTCATACCAAGCCATAAATGAATTGGTAGGTTTTAAAGTTTTTTCAATTAATGTTAATGACGAACACATTTCAAATAAATTATTTTTCATTTTTTTGTATGTATTCATAAATATTTTTTCTTGTTCAGATACAGTAGCAATTTCAACATCGTTTAATTCGTAACTAGCGAAATCAAATTCTTTTATTTCTGATTTAGAAGATATAACCATATTAAAATCATTATCTAAATTTTTATTCATTGTCTATCTCCTTCCAGATATTTATAAAGATACCTTTGATATAATCTAATTTTTTAGCTTTGCTTTCCCATAGCAATGTTTCTTTATCAATTAATTTAGAAATAAGACTAATTTCTGGGATAGGAAAACTTAAATGGATTCCTTGTACTCCTAATTTTTTATTCAAAAAATCATAATATTCTTTTTCAAGTTTTGTTCTTCCAGTCCTATTTGGAACAACAGCCTTAACCTTGTTTAAATCAACTTTTTTTAACATACTCAATACTGAATGTGTTGTAATGCTATCAAGAAAAGTTGGAATAACTATATGGTCAGATATTTCAATAAATAAATTATCTAACCCCATTACTGGTGAACCATCAATAACAATATAATCATACTCATCTTTTAAAAGTTTTATAGCTCTCTTAAAAGCCTCATCAAAAGAATTTTTTATCTTATATCCTTGTAAATGTAAGAAGAAAAGATTTTCTCTCAATTTTTTAATTTTATAGCTTTTACCTTCAATGAAATCTTCAAGTCCAGCTTTGCTTGTATCTTCAATTTTTATACCTGCAAATTTTAAAATATCATTTTGGGAATCGCTGGTAAGAATCAATGTCTTTTTATTTTTTATAAATGCTTTATATGCTGCTAATTGTAGAGTTATATAAGTTTTTCCAACTCCACCTTTGTTATTTTTAACTAAAATAATTCCCATAAAATCCTCCTATTTTTTGATTTTTTCAAGCTTATTTTTAAAATAAGTTTTATAATTTTTTAAATTCACAAATGTGTATCCAGATTCTTTTAGAGTTCTTAAAGATTTACTAAGTTCTCTTTTTTTGTTATATAAGTGCCATGCTCCAAATTTTTTAATAACAATTCCTGATAAAACTTCATCATTTTGTACAGCAAGAATAAAGTCTTGTCTGTAAATCATTGAAGTTCCAGCAGTGTATCCAGTAGCTTCAAGCCATTCAACTTCTTTAAAACTAAATTCCTTTTTTTGCTGATTTGAAATAGCTGTTATTTTTTTATTTCTGTAATCAATGAAGCTAACACTATATGTTTTTTTGTCTGTGTAGCTATAAATTTTCCCTCTTAGCATTATTGCTCCTTTCAGTTATAAAATTCAGGTTCTTTCAGAGTTTTATTTGTTCCAGCTTTTATTAAATAGAGATGACATAACAATCTGCCATACTTGGAACAATATTTATATTTTTCAAAGTCAAGTTTTTCTTCGTCAGGAAGTATTTCATTGACTTCTTCAAATTTTTTTTGAACTTCACACCACTTTGCAAATGGCATATTTATTTTGGTTATTGACATAAAGCACCTCTCTAAATTAAGTTTTTTTCTTTAAGTTCTTCATAGATAAATGAACTAATTAGTCTATAATACATAGTTTCACTTTTCGTTTTTAATTCAGAAAAATGTTTAATATTATGTTTTTTAAGTATCTCCATTTCAATTTCTTCTTGTTTCTCTAAGGGAATTTTAAAGAAAATACTAAGAATATTATCATTTTTCTCACTCTCCTTTCGCTCTTCTTCTTTAACTTTTTGATGTTCAACCTCTTTCTTTTCAAGTTCCTGGGTGTCTACTTCACAAGTTCCTTTGAAAAGATGAGTGGAGAAAACAGCTGCTACACTTTTAACATCAGATTTATTTTTTAAAATATCCAGTTGCTCCTGGAATGTATTTAAAACAAAATCTAGTGAGTTATTTTTTAATAGCTCTAAAACTTTAACTTCATGTTTCTTAGAAAAATCAATTCCATTTTCTTTGAACCATTGTTTTATTTTTTTTAAATCATCATTCTTCTCATCTCTCTTTATATTTTTTATATTATTTAAAATATTATGATCATGATTATATGATTCTATCTCTATGTCTTTCTCTATCTCTTGTTGGACAATGTCCTCTTTGTTTAAGACAATGTCCTTTTCATTTTGGACAATGTCCTCATTATGTCCTTTATTTGTCTTAGAAGTTTCTAATAATAGATTTTTTTCTTTTACTTCTAATGATTTTCTATAATTCCTTTTTTTAGTTGCCCATTCACTTTCAGATCCAGTCATACTTTCAACAGCAATCATATACAATGCACCATCATCAAGTTTTTCCATTAATCCTAATTTTATAAAAATATCAATGGCAACTCTTACAGTATCAACTGCAACCCCAGTAATGTTTGCTAACATATCAGGAGTATATGGAATAATATCTTTAAAGATTAGTCTTCCATCAGTTTTTAATGATTTACAAAGTAATTTTAGGTAAAAGTTTGAATAGACAACACCATTAGGCATTGATTCAATTATTTTTATTTCATCTGACTCAAAGAAATCTTCTTGTAATTTAAGCCAGTAATATCTTTTTGCCATAAAAAGCTCCTTAATTTACTTTTAATTTTTCAAGTTTTTCAATAATTTCATCTAATTTTTTTCTAGCTTCATTTTCTGATGAACTACCAAAATAAATATCTTTAAAAAAATCTGCTCCTAGTCCTTCTTTCCAACCTTTGCTATGTATACTCACTTCAAAAATTTCACAATGTCCTGAAAAACGAATAAATACTGTATTTTTTTCTCGGCTGTTAACTTCAAGCCCTAGTTCCATTATTTTTAATATTTTTTCTTTAACTGTTCTATTTAACATTTTGAACCCCCCCTAGTTTTTTAAAATATCTTTTAAAGTATGAATTTCAACTCTTTTAGTGCTGATATATTTCCATAATTCTTCATCATCAATACCATTATTAAGTTTTTCCTGATATTCTTTTAGTGCTTCTTTTCTTAATTTATCTAATGCTGCTATTCTAGATTCTATATATTGTTTAGTTTTCATTATTACTCCTTATTTTGCCATTCCTTTATATAGTTTTTCCAATGAAGCAATGGCTTCATCTACTTTTGAATGTTCTGATTTTTCAATGATATTTTTAATTTTGCTATACCAATTTTTAGCCTTCTCTTTATTGCTATAATGACTAAAATCTACTCCTAGAAAATCAAGTTGAGGTTTTCCTCCTAGCTCAACTAAGAAAAATATGTATTTAGAAGTTTCATCTTTGAAATATAAATTATTTTCCATTTTCAACCCCCATTTCTTTCTTAATTTCATTAATAAATCTAGCATCAATATTCAATGCACAAGGTTCAATGTTAAAATTTTCTGGAAACTCTGAATAATTTAATTCAATTTCATTTTTTGCAGCTTCCAAAGTAGTGAAAGCTGAAAGAATTACTTTATCTTCATTTGTGATAATGTAGATTGTTCTAATCATTTTTATCACCAACAATCTTACAAGCATATCCCATTTTTTGTAGCTCTTCCTTGATTTCTAAAAGTTTCACATCTCCAAATCTTTCAATTAAATCATTCAATTCTTTTAAATTCATAAATTTTTCCTCCTCTTTGAGAGAAAAAAACTTGTAAAATATAAGAAAACATGTTATAATTAAGCATAAATCAAATAGGTGTTTGTAAAAGTTAAGTACTTTCTCATTCACTATTTAGTAAAAAGGGCTTCTGGCAGGTTGTCCTTTTTTTCTTTGCTCTTATTCATCTTGCATTACTTTTCCTGCTATCATTCCTAATTCAAAGTATTCATCCTTTATATTTTCAATTACTATAAAAAATAATTTTTGAAGTTCTTCAAATTCTTCATCAGTTAATTTTTCTTCAAGATAACTGATTTTTTTTACAGTCTTTTCAATACTAGTATTAGAATTTGTATTTATATAGCCTTTTTCCTTTAATGCTTCAATAAATTTAACTATTTTCTTATTCTCCGTATTTTTTCTCCTCCTAAAATAATTTTTAAAATCTTTCAATTAATTTAAACAATTTTTAATTGCTATAAACTAATAATAATCTATTTAAAATTGTTTGTCAAGTGAAAAAATTGTTTTAAGCAATTTTTTAAATTTTTTAAAGGTTGTAAAATTGTTTTTAATAGTATATAATCGTATCAAAAGCAATTAAAAATTTTAAAAGGAGGTTGTTATATGATAAAGTTCAAGATTCATATTTTAATGGCTGAAAAAAGAATGACACAAAAAGATGTCATGGAAGCCACTGGTATAACTACTACTGTTATGAATAAATATTATTATGGAACAATAGCCAGAATTCCTACTCATCATATTGACAAACTTTGTAAATTATTTAACTGTCAACCAAATGATTTATTTGAGTATATTCCAGATGAAACCCAAGAATAGTTTAATCTTTCAGTAGTACAGTCCATAAGTTATGAAGAACTTTGGGGAAAGTTGCTTATGAACCATACTACTTAAAGATTAATTATTTTTTATTTGAAATGAGATGATACCAATGAATAAACAATTTAGAACTTTAGATTATGTATGCCAATTAGTAAAATCAGGTGCAAGTGTAAAACTGGATATAGCTACATATAATTTTGAATATATTAGAAAAGTTGCAGAATCTTTATCTGATAAATCAACATTAACAATTATATTTTCAAAAGAAACAATGGTTGATGGGAATTATTTACTTGATATAGTAAAATTAGCACCTGGAAGAATTATTCTAGAACTTTAATTCTTAAATTTGAGGGGGTTTATTATGTTAACAGCTACAATTGTATTTCTTACAGATGATGTAAAACCAATGGCAATAATAGCTAATGTTGAAAAAATTGAAAGTGGTTCCATACCTAATTCACATAGATTTAAAATACTAGATGACTATAATAATTTAAGTGAAGAAAATCTGAAAAAGATTGATTATTATGTTAAAAACAGTTTCTTTTCTTCAGGAACACTTTATATCAATGATGAAGCATACCTTGGAGTACTTTCACTTTCAACAGAGAAAAAAGTTTTAGGAATAATTCTTGGAAGAGGTGATATTTATCATTCTATCCAGGAAGCAAATTATATTTTAGACATAAGAAAATCATAATTTTTATTAGCTACTAATTTCTTTTTAGTTTTTAGCTTTAAATTTATAGAATTCTTTTTAGTCTGATTTATAATATATTTCTTTTTTGCTTTTAACCATTTGATATAATAAAATATAGATTTTATAACAACACTACTAATTTCAGAGGAATTAATAGATTCAAGCTTTTTAAATTTTTTTAATTGTAAAGTTTCATGTCTAATATATTTATTTAGAATAAGAATTTTTTGACGTTTATTGAATAACATTTTCTCACCTCATTTATTTTTAATTTCTCAATAGTACAGTCCACAGATATAAAAAAATTGAGGGGAGTAGAGAAAAATCTATGAACTATACAATTCAAAAATTAATTATTCATTTTTTAAGGGGGAATTTTTATGAAAAAACTTATATTAACTTTTTTTCTGCTTTTAACTGTAATTTCTTTCGCTGAAATCGTGTATATTACACCAACTGGAAAGAAGTACCATGCTACTAAAACTTGTAAAGGTTTAGTAAGAGCAAAGAAGATTATTCCAATTGAAAGAAAGGAAGCAGAAGCCAAAGGTTATAAACCTTGCAAACATTCATATGGAGGATAACCTATGTCAAAGGCTCGTAAAATATACGAGCCATATTTTTTTATTTTTTTTCTTTACCATAGAGAAAACCAATTTCCAAGAATTCATTTTTTGAATTTTCAACTGCCTCATTAAAAAGAGTTTCCAATATCTGTTTTTCTTCAATAGAAATTTTTAGACTATCTACAAATTTCTTAAATTTTTCATCAATTTCCCCTACTTTTGATTTAAATAGTCCTTTTGTTTCCAGCTCTTCCAAAAAATTAATAAGATTAATATCCATAGTGTTTCCTCCCTTTTAAATAAAATAAATATAGTTAGTAATTTTAATT